CTCGCGGGGTGCACCAGTGCTGTGCACTGTTGGGAGTCTGTGACTCCTATGCCTTTTCACATCAACGGAGCTCGCTTCTATGCGGTATATCATTAAACCTAGGCGTCAACATTATGTTAACGTACCTATGTCTATTGATCCTGATAGTTTTTATCAGTATCGCATTCAGAAGCGTTCAGAAGAAGCTGTCGGTGTTGAAGGTCTGGTTTACCAGCTAATCCCTTGGAGGTACATTCAGTCATTTGCTTTCGCAATTGATCCGTTTGCTGCCTTCAAGTTAGCACCTGGTAAAATTCAGGTCGCTAATAGACAACGAAAGATCCGAAGACGTACTTTGCTCGAGAATACTCGCCAAATTACGGTTTCGGAGGTCTACTGGGGAGAAAAGTCTATTGAGAATTATCTCAATATCCCCGGTAAGGTCGGCCCTGTCGTTGCTTTAGCGCCCAATACAGTTAATCATGCTTACCCGCAAGGGTCGCCTGATCCGCCGTATTGGACCTCTTGGGATACGTCGTATAAAACTCGTGATTTCGGGTACACGATGGGTGAATTTGATAAAGTGAAATTCACTGTGTACTCTACTCCACGAAGTGTTTACTCGACCTCGTTTACGGAGACTTACGATGATAGAGGAGGATCAGGTGGTTATCCTGATATCTTCAACTCACGTAAGACCTCTTCGTATACGATTGCTCCCACCGCAGCCACGATCTCTGAGTCTCTTTGTAACGAAATTGCTAACGAACAGAAGACATATCTGCTCGCTAAAATGAAGAAGGAGGCTCTCTCTATGTATAAGGGTATTAACCCTCAGCATAGAGATTCTTCTCTCTTCCGCAATATCGTCGAACTTCGTGATATCCCGCGCTCGGTTGCAACAATGCAAACGACTGCTAGAAATCTCATAAAGTTCGAGCAAGAGTTTCTCAGTCATGCTCCTGACAAACTACGACGTTTGCTAAATTCGACAAACGCCGTTGTCAAGAACATTCCGAATGAGTACTTATCGTACCATTTCGGCTGGAAACAACTTGTCAAAGATACTCTAGATTTGTTGACTTCTCCGAAGAAGATCAGTAAGAAAATTGACTTTCTGATACGTCGTTCGGGTAAGGCAACCACCTATCGCACTCATCGTTCATACGATGATGCTATAGATGCGTCTTCCGGGTTTTGGTATGAAGTGTTGGATCCGGAAACTCGTAAGGATCTTAAGCATCGTATTCGCCGCCATATCGAACTTGACATGGTGATAAATACGACCTTTGAGTTTCCGCCTATCAACATTCCAGCTTTTCGTGATAAACTTTTTTACGATAAACTGGGTGTCTACCCACGTGTCACGGATTTATATAATTTAACTCCGTGGACGTGGCTTGTTGATTGGTTTACTGGTCTTGGTAATTACGTCGAAATTATCGACGAAACTAACAAAGACAAGTCGATCATCAACTGGGGTGTTCAGACCGGCAAAGCCGTTATTGAACTTCAGTCGACACACATAACTCAAAGCTCGAGTTACCTAAATCGAAACTTTAATGGTGTTAACTTGCCGTCGTCAGTGACGAATGTCGCTCACGTGCATGATAGCATCCTTAAAATCGACTTGCAATTGCGCAAGGATTTAGGTTACTTGTTAGATGTGAAATCCCTTGCTCGTCCGGAGTCATTGACTCCGTACCAGCAATCCATCCTTGGCGCTCTGCTTGCGCAGAGAACCAAGTTTACTCGGTAGTGGATTCCCCATTATTGAGCCCATACCTTTTCCAGGAGACGTTCCATGCTTGCTGATCCCGTCACTGTTGCCGCTGCTGCTCCGACTCCCGAACTGAAACTTGCTATCAGTTCGGTAACCGGCTCCGGCACCGAACGGATTGACACGAATGGGGGTGGTTACACCCTCATTACCCAACATAGCAAACTTGCTAAGGGGGCTCGTCACTATCTTCAGATTCAGAAGACTGTGAACGCTGTCGATCCGTATACAGGACTGACTAAGAAGCAGTACGCTTCCGTCAGTCTCACTATCAACCGACCCTTGTTCGGCTTTACCGACGCTGATATGATTGCGTTGGCTAAGGCTCTCACGGATTATCGTGACGATAGTGAAGTGACGACCGCGCGTATTCTGCAATTCCAGTCGTAAGATGCTAAAAGAATTATACCGACGCTATGTCGGATATACTTCTAGCGGTACTTACGGCTCTATTGCGATTACTTGGATTACTCGCATACTTCTTGGTGGGAGTGTGGCTTCTATTGCCGCATTTCTCATCGGATGTGCTACGAGTTATAATCCATTCGCCATAAGCGAGCGCGTTCGAGGTCAATTAACAGACCTTTCTCAGCAAACTGGGACTTGGAATCACCAACCTCATGGAGGAGATGATGAAAAGTCCAATAGTGCTCCTTGCAGCTGTCCTAAATGATATTAGGCGGCTACAACCTGATGTGAAAGGAATCGATCGTGATATCCATACGATCGATGAAAGGTACAAACATGAAGGCATTGGATTCCTAACCATTGCCTTACCGTCCTTCGCTGATAGCCTTCACTTAGGGCTATCAAATGGACAGTTTCGCTCTCCTTTGGGCTTTAAGAGCTCAAAAGGATCAGTGCTCCCCCGATTTCTCGGAGGTTTACTGTCGAATGTGTTTGAACCATCGTCTGGCCTCGTAAAGCTTGATGCTTGCGTAGAGTCTGTTATGTCTCTACGTCAAGTTCTCATGCTTTTTAAGAAGGTTGAACTCGATGAGTGTGATAGTGATAAGCTTCATACTCAGGCGATCTCTGCCTTTCTTTCTAACGATGCGCTTATTGGGAACCAAGTGTTGGATCCCCGCCAAGAGCATCTGTTAGGCGCTGTTTGTCGCTATATCCTTCCTAGTCTGTCAATGACCGACTATTCACAGATAAAGTACAAACACGGGCCGGGCGCTGTTGCCGAAAACTATAAGAGTAACCAGAAGTGGTTAGGTGTCTACAACGGTATCCTCACGGATGCGTTTGACACTTATCTCTGCGGCTACGATGACTTTGGAATATTAGATCGAATTGACTTATCATCAATTGATCCATCCACGTCATCCGAACCTGGAGATAATCTGTTTACTATTTCGGCTAACAGATCTTTTAGAGGCAGTGCTAGACTCGTGACAGTCGCCAAGAATTCTACATCTCGGCGTCTGATCACCATTGAGCCCTTGTTGAATCAATTTGTTCAACAAGGACTTAACACAGTACTCAGAGATAGTATTTCTGATTGCCGTGTATTGTCTAAGTGTCTAGCACTATCCGACCAGAGTAAGAATCAAGAACTTGCTCTGGAGGGATCCATCCTGCTGAACTGGTCTACACTTGACCTTAAGTCTGCGTCAGATCTACTATCTTTACAGTTAGTAAAATCTGTATTTAGACATCGCTTCGAATTTCTTGAAGCGTTAATCAAATGTAGAACTCCGACAGCTACACTGGACAATGTCCAGCATAATCTGTTGAAGTATGCAGGTATGGGTAATGCGACTACATTTCCTATTCAGTCAATAGTCTTTGCCACTTTGGCAATTACGGCTATTGTCGATGCTTTGGGTAAGACCCCAACGCTAGGACTTGTTGAACGCATCGCCTCTAAGCATATTCGCGTATATGGCGATGATATCATCGTCAGTACGCAGTATGCTCATCAGGTGGTTAACTGGCTTACAAGTGCTGGCTTAATCGTCAACACCAAGAAGAGCTTCCTTGATGGATATTTCAAGGAAAGCTGCGGAGTCGATGCGTATAAAGGGGTCGACGTGACTCCATTATATTGCAGATTCCGTCCAGATAATTCCTCTATAGAAGCTAGCGACTTAGAGCGAATGGTTTCCTTCTCAAACAATGCTTGGATGAGAGGGTACTATTCTCTAGCCGAAGTTGTAAAGCAAGAAGTTGAAGAACGCTTAGGAATGCGTCTTCCGCTTGTTTCCGCGACCTCCGGTTCGCTCGGCTGGGTATCTCGGATTGATGCTATGAATCCCCATAAATGGGATTCTAAGCTTCATCGTTTTCTTACGAAAACGCTAGTCTCCTCCTCTATTAAAAGGAAGGATTCTATATCCGGATATGCAGCACTCTTGAAGTTTTTTCATGTCCCCCTCTTAGGGAGACCATTGAAACATCTTCTCGAGTCTTCTATGCGATTTAAACTTAAAATCGCTAAGAGGTGGGTGCCTACGAGAGTAGGTACATTTAAGACCTTCAGTATCCCTATCAGGGGCCTGGAGAACTTAAACCCTTAATCAACGATGATTAAGGTCAGAGACGGCAGCTATCACTGGCGAAG